GAGTTACAGCAACCAACTGTTATGCTCGAATCGATTGCCAGGGCCAGAAATTTGTTTTTAGGCCGCCCGGCGTGGATGCGAGGGTGTAGTTAGAAACTCATGTCTAAGTGGCGTATACCTACGGGCAAGTGCGCTATCTGCAAGCGAACATTGCCGTTAGTGCAGGACCATTGCTACGCGACTGGATTCTGTAGAGATAGGCTCTGCCGAAGTTGCAACACACGGCTAGGCATCTACGAGTCGCGTGCAAACATGCAGGAATTGGCCGAGTATTGCGAGAGATGGCGGCAAAAGCATGCGAGCGGTGGGGTGGTCTATTCGCAGGCCATGGCTGCAACGCCTGAAGCTGAGGCGCATCGGCGGCGATATCAGCGAGAGCGGATGCGGCGCATCAGGCGCAAAGTGCTCGCGCCGCGAAAGCTAAAAATCCTTAATGAAAATGACCCAAGCCCATCGCAGGATAGACCGTAATGCCGAGTCCCTACGCGATCACGATTGGCGAGAAGGTCTTCTTTGATCCGCATCCCGGGATGCAGCGGGAGTTGTTGGAGCGGTTGAGTCGGCGGGTGATGACGGGGGAGGGGCCGAGCAAGTTCTTTTTGAGGGGGAATCGAGGCGGTGGGAAGTCGGTCACGATTCGCAAGGGGTTGTTACATGCCTTGGCGATGGCGCTGCCTGGGCTGAGATATGGGGTGGTTCGTCGGAACATGCCCGACCTGCATCTGAACCACTTGATTTATCTGCACTCGGAGATGGTCATGCTGGGCGGGGACTACGTCCAGAGTCCGCATCCGCTGTGTCGATATCCGAACGGGTCGTTGGGGTTCTATCGCCAGTGCGAAGACTTCGGGGACGTCGAGAAGATCGTCGGGTCAGAGTTGGCGATTTTGTTTGTGGACGAGAGTCCGCAGATTGGCTGGGACAACGTCGCGCTGACGATGGGATCGTTGCGGGTCCCGAAGACGGAGGACGGGAAGCAGCCGTACTACGCATTGACGGTCTTGAGCGGGAATCCGACCGGAGAATCGATCGAGGAGCACGACAAGCACTTTCTCGACCAGGACATTTCGGTGCTGGACAATCCGCGGTATGACCCGAAGGACTGGGCGCATATCCCGATTTTCCTGAAGGATAATCCGTCGATCGACCCGGAGGAGTACTTGAAGTCGCTGGGGCAGATTCCTCCAGCGTTTCGGGCGGCCTGGATTGACGGCGTCCGGATGGACGCGAGGACGTTATTTGATGTCAAGCCGACGAAAGACGGCAAGCCCTATCATTACATACAAGAATTGCCCACCGTCGATGGCCTCCCATTGCTCCGAGTGCCCTGGCTTGTTTTGTACCGCTCATTTGACATGGGATTCTTTCCGGACCCTGCCGTGTGCGTCTGGTTCGCGGTCATCGGCAAACGCATCATCGCGTTCCACGAAGAAACGTACTTCAAGACCATCGCGAAAGACCTCGCGGCCCTCATCTGTCAGACGACGAAAGAACTCGTCGGCGACACCTCGGTAGCCATGACCTATGTAGACCCAACGATCAACATGAAGACCGGGGCCGATGTGGTGACGGTGATGGATACGATGGAAATGAATGGTGTCCCGTGTGAGGCCTCGATCAACGACCGTATTCTCTATGCGGACGCGATTCATGCGCTGTTAGGGGAAGAGGTTGAGCCCGGGGTACCCAAGCTCCAGATTTACGAGCCCGGGTGTCCGATGCTGGCGAAGTATCTCCCCAAGATGCGGTGGGATGAGAAGAATCCTCGGAAGATGGCGGATCACAAGTTTGACCACTGGCCGATTGCATTAGCCCAATTTGCGATTTCGAGTGGAATCCTCAGTTTGAGCAGTAGCCCTGATGAGCGGAAACGTCCCATCTGGATGGACTGGATGGATGAAGATGCCCGACACGGCAGGAGAGCCGCCGTATGACCGAGTATGACAAGAGAAGAGTCGAAGAGCTGTACGCGTTGCTGATTCACATTGGGCATAGCAATGTGAATGTTCGGCCGATCTTGCGTGAGCTTGTGAAATTGCATGGATTCGATGACGAGGTAATCGTCGGCACGGCGGGACAGTTTATTGAAGTCGGAAAGGTATCGAAATGAGTGACGGAGCTACACCCTTAGCCGCAGAATCCGCACCAGTAGCTGAAGCCCCAGCCCCGCAGACCTCGCGCGACATTGTCGCCTCCGTTGTCGCTGACAGCGAGAAGACGGAAAGCACATCAGAGGCTCCGGGTTATCTGGACACGCGCACGACGCCGGAAGTGGCGCCCCCGAAAGAGCCGGAACTGTCCGCCGCGGCGAAGTGGTTGATCGGAAAGGGACACAAACACGGCAAGCGGCCCGGGAGCAACGCGGATCTGTCGTTTATGCCCTTTACAACCGTCGAGAAAATGCTCGACAGCTATGCGGAGGAGCAGCGCAACGCGTGGTCGTCTGAGGTCGAGACGGAAGCCAAGACGCTCAAGCAGCAGATTCAGCAGTTGCGGTCAATCGTATCTGGCGATCCAGAGGCGTTTCTACGCGAACTGTCTGGGATTGACCAACGGTACGCGCGTTACATCCAACAGCAGGCACAGCGAGCGGCAGAACCGCAGCAAGAGGAAGAGCCACAGCCCGACCTCGATCTCGGCAACGGAATGCGGACGTATTCGCTCGAAGGCCAGAAGAAGCGCGAAGCGTGGCTCAGAGGCCAACTCCTGAAGCAGGTCGAAGAAAAGCTGAAGCCCTTCCAGCAGCGGGAAGAGGAAGCCCACGCGAGGGCGGAACAGGCGCGGATCGAACAGGAGTTTACGCAGGAGTACGGCCGCCAGATTTCGGAGGCTCAGAAGTGGCCGATGTTCGGTGAACTCAAAGCCGATGGAACCATGACGCCGTTTCAGCAGGCGGTGCTCGATGAACTGAAGAAAGATACCGACGAAGCGACCAAAGCCGGGCGTCGGCCGACGCTGTCACTCGAAGGCGCCTATATGCGCGTGGCCCTTCCTCGGCTGACGGAAGACGACGCCAAGAAACGGGAGCGGCTGTTACAGGAACTCAATCAGGCGCCGAAGTCGTCAGCGACACCGAGAACGTCCACAGATGCCCCCGCGCTGAAAAATGGGCCGGTGAATACGCGAGACGTCGTCGCACGCACCGTGGCGCGGCTGGAGCGTGAAAACGCTTGACTTTGAGTAGTCTATAGGGTAACTAGAGTAGTAGGCTCCAGCAATACCACGTTTGCGGCTTCGTAAAAGCCGCACCTCTCACTTTCGGGCCTGCACCGTCAGAGCAGGGTTTCGTTTCGGCTTCTGAGCCGTGATCTCAGAGACAAACCAAACCTTTTTCTGAAGGAGCAGGCTCCATGTCTGTACCGTTTACACAACTGGTCGCGTCCACCTACGACGCGGTCGTCAAAGAAAAGAACAAGGCCTCGGACCAGTGGTCCGATACCTCGTGTCTGAACTTCCTCGAAACCATCGGCGGCGTGAAGCGCGTCACTCCGGGCGCAACCCTCCAGATGCCGCTGGACTACCGGCAGAACTCCGCAGGGGATTTCCTGCTGACTGATGCCACAGCCACCGGCACGAGCAAGACGGACATCCTGACCGCGACGGGTCCGAGCTGGGCGACGCTGGTTGTGCCCACGAACTGGACATTCACCGATGAAGCGTTGAACAACGGCGACGCCAAGATTGACCTCTTGGACACGCTGGCGAACAACGCGATCACCACGCACGACTACATGATCGAGTCGGGGATGTTCGCGACCACGGGTGGCACGGACGGCTTTGCAACATTCGTCGATCTGTTCTCGGAAGACGGCACCGGCACGGTGCAGGGCATCGTGGCAGGTACCGAGACATGGTGGAAAAACCAGTTCAAGGACTGGAACACCGACACGGGCGCCACGCTCTTGGCCGACTACAACACACTGTACTTCTCGTGCGCGAAGGGCAGTTCGGGAATGCAGCCGAACGTGGTCGTGGCGAACTCGACGCAGTACGGCAATTTCCTCGCCGCACTGACTCCGCAACAGCGGTTCACGGATCCGAAGTCGGCGACCTCGGGCTTCGGCAACGTGAAACTGATCAACGCGTCCTACATCTTCTCGTCGGTCATCACCTCCGCGCAGGACTCGGCGTGGATGTGGAACACGAACGACACCGCGCTGTTTGTCGCGAATACGGCATGGCGGAAGCGCCGTCAGCCGGTGGAGTTTGCGAACGCAGCGATGGTCAACATGAAGATTTACTCGGTCCTCCAGCTCGCCACGCGCAATCGTTCGCGCGGCGGCGTGCTCTTCACGTAGGAAGGGAGTCAGACAATGGCAGCGACTTACTATTGCACCGACTCCTCGCCCGCGGCTGGTCTGCCGGGGGAAGTCCACACCACGCAGAAAAATGATCTGGGATGCGTGCGACGCTTTGCAGTCCAGAACGGACAGGGCGTGACGAGCGCTGTCCCGATGTACTTCATCTATCTGCAAGGCGTCGGATCGACTGTCGCCAACTCAGTGGTGGTCTTCGGGCAGGGTGTCTTCACGACGGCCCTCATCGCGACGGGTCTCAAGGGGAGCATCGCGATCGCCTCGGCGGCGATCAATGCGACGACCTCCTACGGCTGGTACACCTACATCGGACAGGATCTCGGCATTGCTCGGTCGGCGATCGCGTCCAACGTCCCGCTCTTCGCGGGCGGTGTGTCGGGATCGGTCGATGATGCCGCGGTCAAGGGTGACCAGATTCTCGGGATGTATGCGCGCAACGCGGCGGCTGGCGGTGGTGATTCCGTCATTCTCCAGATCGATCGCGCCTGCATCGGCATGAGCAACGAGACGACTGGCTAATACGGTGAGGCGGCTGGAGACTCTGACACTCCAGCCGCCGTTTTCGCGGGAGTGGCTATCTGAAGGCCGTCATCATGGGGGGATACCGGTTCACGGTGGAATCCCCCCGCTGGCACGCAGGCAACGCCGAACTCTGGTTGCAATCCACCAGCGCTCGTGCGTGGGAATGGAACATATACGACTGGTCGCGCTGGTTTGATGTGCATAACGTTGAACCGCAGGCGTTTTATCCCGGCATTCGGGCGATGCGGCCAGACGTCTTGCATTGGTATCACAAACAAGGGAGCGAGCGGCCGATCTACATGACCGAACGCTACCCGAACATCATCGGAAGTCAGGCGTACCCGATTGAGCGGATGACGGAGAAGTACGGACTCGGACACTTCGGCTGTCAACTCGATTACATGGGCGCAATGGCCCTCGATGAAGGGTTTGATTGCTGGATTCTCTACGGCATGGGCCAACCGTATGCGGCGGATCGGACGAGCGAGAAGGCCAAGAACTGGTTCAAACATCATGGGACGTTTCTCTATTGGCTCCGTCTCGCACTGAAGAGCGGCGTCGAAATACGGCTCTTTACGCCGGAAGCCAACATGTTGACGCCGGAGATGATTCGCGACGAAGAGCAGTATCCGACGCCGACGTGTCCCTTGCGGTACGGGTACGACATGGGCATTGAGCAGCACATCGCGGCGGAACTCGACGTCTCGCCGTGGACGAATGCGCGTGGATGACCTTTCCGCCCGATTTCACTCTGCCGTACGAGAAATTGCGCGTGGCGCACTTGGCCGCGCATCGCATTGCCGAACTCGCACCGGGGCATCGGGGCGTCGTGCAAGCGGGCGGGTGTGCCGGATTGTGGCCGATCGCGCTCTCGACCTACTTCGCGCATGTCTACACGTTCGAGCCTGAGCCCATGAACTTTCAGTGCCTCGAGGCGAACATCGCGCTGCATACCAGTATCACGGCCTATCCCTTTGCGCTCGGGAACGAGTTGAAGGATGTCGGACTCACTCGACCGAAAGAGAAGGCTGGGTTATGGCGCATCAACGGTGACGGGTCGATTCCGATGGTGCGTTTAGACGACCTGGTTGATTCGCCGATTGATGCCTTAGTGCTCGACGTCGAAGGCTCCGAGTTGGCGGCGTGGCAGGGCGCGGAACGGCTGATTACCGAATACCGACCATTGCTCTGGTTTGAATATCTTGAGCACAGCGCGGAGATAAACGCATTTCTCGCCGCGCATAACTACGTGCCACCGATCAAGGTCGGACTTGGTGGCGATGGGTACAGCGTCCACATGTCGCGGACGCACTGACGGAGGCATATGGGCAAGAAAAAGCCGGGAGGCAAGCGTGGCTGTTGAGAAAGAACCGATGGTACCAATGAGCGCCCTGAGTGAGTTGGCGGCGGCGATTGCGGGACTCCAGCAGAAGCCGGAACTGAAGGAAGGCGATCCGGAGTACACCGCGCGGCAGCGCGCCGAGGGCTGGTTTGATGATTTCTTCGGCAAGAAAGTCTACCAGAACGCGTACGAAGCGCAGGCGCGTGGACTGTCGGAGGAAGTACGTCGGCGCGTCAGTCAGTTGCAGCCGGGGACATATCTCAAGGGCCGCGTCAAGGTCGAGAACCAGGCCAACGGGGACATCGTGCGGATTCTCTATCCGGTCTCCGGTGACAACCTGATGATCAACCAGACCAAGTGGCGGGACTTCTCGGATCTGGTCAACCAGATTTGGGAAGAAATGCAGGTGGCCGCCTGAGTATTCCCGTGGCCGGTGACGGGACGCAGGTGGATTCCACACCTGACACCGACACGCCGGACCAAAACCCGTGGGACGTGTGGCGCGGTCGCATCAAGGCCGCGCAACGTCGCCGAGACGACAAGCTGCCAGAACGGCAGTTTAACGTTGACGCACGGAAAGGCACGACCAAGCGGACTTCGACGTCCACGAACAATGACCGGCTGAGTCTTCGGCAACACAGCGTCTCGGTCAACCAGGACTGGCCGATCACCAAAGCCAAGATCGCGCAGCTCTACTCGCAGACGCCTGAAATCCGACTGACGCCGCGCGACGACATGTTCGCGCCTGCGGTGATTCCGTTCGGGCAACTGCTGAACGACACGATCACTGACGTCAGCCTCGGTACGACGGTTGAGGAAATCCTTGCCGATGTGGTCAACGCTGCAGGAGTTGGCGCAGTACTAGTCTCCTGTGAATCGCTGACCCAGATGCGGGATGTGCCGGTGATGGATCCGGCCACGGTCCCTCCGGAGTTGCAGGCGAGCATCCCGACGACACCGGTTGAAACGGTCGTCTCGCGCCAGTACCTCGCCCAACGCATCAGCCCTGCGGATCTGTTGGTTCCCGACGATTTCACCGGCAGCAATTACGACCAAGCCCGATGGTTGGGTGAAGACGGGCGCATGACGTGGACGCAGGCTGTCTCAAATCTTGGGTTGACGCCGGACCAGAAAGAGAAAGCGGTTGGACGGGATAACCGCGGTGGACAAGGAACCCACACGCTCAACACAGACGGGACGATGTTTAGCGATACCGACGTCGTCAACTACACCCAGATTTTCTACTGGCGCCATTTCTACCATCCCGAGGAAATGAGCTTTCAGGCGATCCAGCGGATTGTCTTCGTTGACGGGATTGACGATCCGGTCGTCAACGAGCCGTATACCGCACAGAAGCCGGGGCCGAACGGCAAGATGTTCGGCGTCGTCAATCTGCCGATTCGTGTTCTGACGCTGACCTACATCAGCGACGACAACCTTCCACCCTCTGATTCGTCCGTAATCCGGTTCCAAGTCTCAGAGCTGGAAGCCTCGCGCGATGCGATGGTGCAGCAGCGGAAGCATTCGATTCCGATCAGGTGGGGGGATCGGAACCGCATTTCCGAAGCCACCAAATCGCTGATTGACCGTGGGGATTATCAGGGCTTCATCTGGACGAACGGACCAGGGGACCGGGCGGTTGGCGAAGTCGCGCGAGCGTCGCACGCGGCCGAGCGGTACGAGTTCGACTCCGTCATCAAAAACGACATCACCGAAATTACGCAGGTCGGGAACAACCAGGCCGGGGCGTTCGCGCAAGGTAAGCGCAGCGCACGCGAAGCCGGGATTGTCGAAGCGAACTTCCAGCGCAGAGTCGGGCAGGAACAGGACAAGGTCACGCGCTTTGTCGTCGGCATCGCGGAAGTCTTAGCCGGTCATCTCGCGATCTACGGAGCACTCCAGATTCCAGGGATTGACCCGTTGATGCTGGCGACGGGGTTCAGCTATTCGGTTCGACTGGATTCGACGGTCAGACAGGATGCACAGCAGCGGATCGATCAACTCGAGCGAGTCATCAACTTCCTCGCGCAGAGTCCCTATGCGAACGTCAAGCCGATCGTGCAGGAGTACGTGGAACTCAATGGCATTGACGCCAGCAAAGTGGTGGTGGATCCGCAGCCGAAGCCACCGGAGCCCGTGAAAATCAGCGTCAGCGACGTGGTCTCGCTCCGCGATCCGGTGATGCTCGCGGAACTCGCGCGCACACAGCAGTTGCCAGTTCCAGAGGATGTGCAAGCCGCGAAAGCATTTCTCGACGCCTTGGCGCAGATGGGGATCGGCCTCGCGCCGCTGCCGGTGGGAGCTGGCAGTACCCCCGGTGCGGGGCCGACTGCACCGCCACAGGATGCGATGTCACCCGGGATGGCGAATCCCGACTGGCAAGCGGCTCCGAGGATGGACAAACGCGATCAGGACGGTGGGGGCGTAAGTGGCCGGTCAGGCTGACCTCCGCGCGGAACTGATGCGGCGATTGATGGCGGCGGCCGGTCAGCGACAGCCGTCTATCACGGTGCCGCCGGATCCGAGTTGGTATCGGGCTGATGGCACGTTGAAAGGACAAGGCTTTCTCGGAGTCTTTAAGAATACAGATGGTCAGAGTATGAGCGAGAACTCAATCGCCGACAGCAACAAACTGCGCGATCCGCATGGCGATATCTATCCGGGCGATCAAGGGCGTGAAAGCTATCCGTCGATTGTTCCAGGCATTACTTATGGTGAGTTGAATCGCATCCTGAATGGAACTGGCGTAGCCGGATCGTTGGCGGACAAGGCGACCGCATTCGCGCTAGCGAGACGGGCAAACCGCGATTCGTTATTCGCTGGACCCGGAGAGACGCGAACCGACTTACTTCCGATGTTGCTGAGGGCGAAATGATCTGCGAGCGTTGTTATCAGCCGTCAGACGTCGGGGAACACGGCCTCGGTCTGTGTCCGCTTGAACCACGTTCATACGGTGTGGCCCTTCGGCCGGATTCGATTCCCGGTGGGATGTGGATCGCGAACGGCCTCTGTAATGAGGACGGCTCTCCCAAGCGGTACGACAGCTACTCCGAAATCAAACTCGCGTGCGCGGTCAAAGGCATCGTCCCGTATCACGATGTGTTTCAGGAGCAGGGGAATCGCATCCTTGAGGACGCGCGGCACCGGACCGATTTCCTGAAGACGAGTCAGGCCCAACGTGAGAAGCGGTGGCGCGATGAAGCGCGGGCAGAAAAGAAGTTGGTTCAGCGATGACCTTCACCCAGATTCAAGCGAAGGTCGCGGAATACTGCATTCTCCAGAGCGATGATGCGCTGTCGCGTATCGGCCGCACGATCAACTCGCACTATCGGCGTATCACAGCATCACTCGGCCTGGATGTGGCGCGGTTTGTTGTTCGGTCTACCACGACCTCTCTCGGCATTCAGACCGTCACCTTCACAGAGATTGAGAAGATCGATCGCCTGATGGACGTGACCTCCTCGTCACGGCTCCTGCAAGAGACGTCCGTTCACGAAATCCGGAGCAATCAGGCAGGGAACTCCGATCCGTTCCGGTGGGCGTATCAGAACTCCGACGCGGACAGTGTCACCGTCGTACTGGATACGGTCCCCCAGGTCGCCTACAGCCTGGAAGCACATGGCTGGGCAACCGTCAGCGACCTTGCGGACAACGACGAACCGGCGTTCGCGGAGTCGTATCACGATGTTCTGGTCTGGTACGCGATTAGCGATGAACTGCTGAAGAAGGAAAAGGACAAACTAGCCGCGATCTACCAGGAGAAAGCTGATGCACTCCTGAACGATCTGCGATTCTTCATCTCGGATTCTCATACGCGGGCCGTCATTCAGGGGCAATCGCAGATCGGGATGCCGTCAGGTGGTGGGAGCACCAACGGCGGCGTATCTGGCGCCTCCAGCTATACGCAGACGGGCCTCATCACCTTTGACCGTGGTCCCGGCATCGCACCGTTTGCCGTGGGCGAGTCCGATGCTGCATACGTCCCGAACCTAAGCGCGGAAACTCTCGGCAACATCACCACCAATCGCGTGATTGGTCGTGTCTCGGCTGGTGTGGGTGAAACCGAACAACTCACGCTCGGCAACGGCCTCGGATTCGCTGGGACGCAGATAGGGATTGTAAACGGTGGCGTGACATACGTCAGGATGCAGAACGTGACGGCAGGGATGCTGCTCGGTCGCGGCACCGGAAGCACCGGCATTCCACAGGAACTCTCGCTCGGTGGTGCGTTGACGATGTCAGGAACCACAGTCAGTGTATCGGTCGATCTTGATCAAGTCGTACTCGCAGGACAGGTGTTCTCCTAATGGCGACATACAGCAAAGTCAAACTCTCTGGCTCGACGGACGGGAAAAACATTCTCGCCGTGGCGACGTCGTCACCGGGAACGCTTATTCACACCGCGCCAGCCAGTCCGACGCTCGATGAAGTCTGGTTGTTCGCGATGAACACTGACACCACCGACCGGAAGCTGACGATTGAGTACGGCGGCACCACATCACCGAATGACCTGACGGAAATCACCATCCCGGCTGAGAGCGGCTGGATCCCGATTATTCCCGGTTTGCTGCTGACGAATAACTTGGTGATTCGTGCCTTTGCTGCGTCGGCGAGTGTGGTCAACGTGAACGGCTACATCAATCGGATCGCCTGATGCGGTTCTTTAACCCGATTTCGTTCTGGACGACGGTTCCGCTGTCCTCGCGGACCACAGTCGGCATCAAGTCGGTGCAGTACTTCCCGTACACCTTTGCCTCGGGTGGAACCACGAAGGCGACCACGATTACCTCCGTGAATACGGCGAAGGCTGTAGTTATCAATCTCGGATTTACATGTGCGAGTGCGGGTGCGGCCATCAACACACCCTCTCGCATTACGCCGTGGCTCACGCTGACTGATGCGACGACCGTTACGGCAACGCGCGCGAGTGGCGCCGATGACAGCAGCAACAATCTGACGGGCACAGGCTCATTTGTGGTGGTCGAGTTCAATTAATGCCGGTGCTCTCGATTACGTCCCTTCGTGGCGGGATGAATAACACCGATCCTGCGATTGCGCTGCCGGATGATCAGTGTGTCGAAGCGACCAACGTTGAATTTGTCGAATCCATGCTCGGGGAACGGCGGACAGGCACATCGGCAATTACCTTGCCCGCGTTTCTGAGTGCTCGAGACCGCGTGACGTTTCTGCATCGGCACTTACCGACTGCGGATGAAACGGCTGCTGAACTCTGGGCGCTTGGGGTGACCGGTACAAGTGCCGCCCATTTGGGGCACAAAGACACGGCGTGGAGTGAAGTCACAATTTCCGACACGCCTGAGCTGTCAGGAATGGCGCCGTATCGGTGGAAGGCTGTCACGCTGCACGGGAAACTCCACTTCATGTACGACAGCGACCAGGACCGCGCGCACGTGTGGGACGGCACCACGATGCGGCGGTCTGGATTCCCTGATACGGAGACGATGACTGCGCCTACGGCTGCTGATGCTGGCGGCGGCGGTTCGCTCTCTGGCACGCGGTACGGCCGTGTGCGCGTTGTCGAAGTATCAGGCTCCGAAGTGCTGAGGCGTAGTGAGCCGTCAGCGGTCCAGACATTCGATCCCGATGGCTCTCACGCCTCGATTACGTGGACGCGCCCGACGCTCGTGGGTGAAGGCGAGACGCATTGGGAAATTGAGTTGAGCGTCGATAACGCGACGTTCTACATGATGTCCCGAATCGTCATCGGCACCACGACGTACACCGACAGCGAGCTCTACACCGATGGCTACGTGTCAGGGACACTCAGCGAAACAGTCGGCAACTATTCGCCCCTGTGGAGTGCGCGCTATGCCACCGCTGACGAGGACCGCCTGATTATCGCCGGGAGTTACGAGAACGACGCGCTCGCCTCCCGTGTCGGTTGGACGCCGGTCTTCAATGCGGACGGTGTCGGAAACGACGAGCGGCTGGAGTTCGACACCGATCCGACCGTCGATCTTGACACCTATAAGAACGGGCCGATCACCAACCTGAGTGCGCCAGCCCTCGGAGCGATCTGGGTCACGAAGCAGCGGGCGATTTACAAAATGACCCGCAGCGGCAAGCGGTCGGCTGCGTACGATTTCGACCTGTTCTCAGATGTGTTCGGAGCCGTCCATGATTCCCTAGTTGAGGGCGTAGACGATGTCGGGAATCCCTGTCTCTACGCCATTGACGTGGAGCACGGGCCGTACCGCATTGGCCTTGGCGGGATTCGTCGGTGCGGCGAAGACCTCCGCGCGACGTGGAAAACCATCAACATCGATGCGACGGCGGTTGTCTGTTCAGCGGAGTACTACCCGAAGAAGAAGCAGGTCATATGGAACCTTGCGACGACAGGGAATGATCGGCCTGACACGGCGATCGTGCTGCATGTCGATAAATCTCGGACTGCCGCAGATGGCATCCGCAAGGGCTGGGCGATCTGGAATGGCACCAGAGCGCAAGCCCTGACGATGTGCCTCTACGCCAGCAACATCGAAGACAACACCGCACGGAATTTGAGCCTCGTCCCGTTCATTGCTTTGGAAGGTGATGGGCTGATTCATCAATGCGATCTGAATGATGACGATGACGGGACGGCCTACACCAGCACGGTCACGACCAAGCCGTACGGCATGGGGACGCTGCTTAATCAATTTCAGGTACGTGCCACAGCGTTGCTGGCAAAGGCGGTGACCGGAACAGCGGTGAACGTGAGTTGCGTGCGCGACTTCGGGCTGGACACGTCTATCACGGTCGAAGACGTCGGCTTTACACCGGTCGGGAACGAGACAGCCGTCTGTGTGCAGATGGATCAGTTCAGCACGTCCGAGATGCATGTCTCCCAGATGGTCTTTACCGACGCGCCGAGCAATGCAGGTCAGTGGCAACTCCACCGGTTTGAGATGGTCGGGAACGCGGGGCAGTCGGCATGATCGGCAGCGTCCAGTTTACCGAATCGCTCCAGCAGTATCCGGGCGTCTTTGAGGAATTTGACCGCCTCTATAAGCGCCTGAATGCGTTTCTGTCCACGTCCATGAACGACGACGGGACGCTGATTGCGGAGGCTCCGGTACGCGTGTCGAGCCTGAATCTGCCGGTCGGCTCCATCGTGCCGTACTCGGGCGCGAGCGCTCCTTCGGGTTGGTTGATGTGTGACGGGTCAGCGGTGAGCCGGTCCACCTACGCGACGCTCTTTGACGTCATCGGGACAACCTATGGAGCTGGTGATGCGTCCACGACCTTTAACGTCCCGAATCTGCGCCAACGCTTTCCGCTGGGCAAAGCCGCGAGTGGGACGGGATCGACGCTCGGATCAACGGGTGGGGCGATCGATCACACGCACACCGGCCCGAGCCATACGCACACGTCCACGACGGTGGTGGTGACGGACGGAACCGAAGTGACGACGCACACGGTAGCAACGTCGCCTACGAACGCTTCGGGAGCGGGGAATACCGGGAGCGCGAATCCGCCCTTTCTGGCGGTGAACTATCTGATTCTGTTTGCGTGAGGACCGATGGCAGGACTAACACAGGAACAGCAGGATCAATATACGCAGGACGCGCTCAATCAGGGCGTTCCGCAGAGTTTCATTGACCAGTTCACGGCTCAGAACGGCGGGGACCAGAACCGCCTCGTCTCGGCGTACAACAGCCAACAGACGGGGCAGGGCGTCGATTCCAGCATCACCGGAGGGGCATGGCAACCAACCGGTAAGACGGCATCTAACACCCCGCAGACACCAACGCAGGCGTGGAATTCGTACGGGAGCCAGTCGAACGACTTCTACGGCCAACTCGCCCAGCGAATTGGACAGGCCAACGCGCCAATCAACCCGAACGATCCCACGATCACCTCGCAGCTCAACCCGTTCAGGGCGGAACAGACACGCGCCGCGCGAGACTTCATCTCGAACAGTGCCGAGCAGCAAGGGCCGTACGCGAATATCCAAGGTGAACGCCGACTCGCCGCCCAGACCGCTGGCCAGAACACGAGTGACTTCCTCGGGCAGTTGATGGCGCGGCAGCAGGGCTACAACCAGAACAACGCCTCGCAAGCCTTGGCCCTTGAAGGTGGTCAGCTCTCGAGCGATCAGGCGCGACAGCTACAGGCGGCTCTTGGGTTTGGCGGGTTGAATCTACAAAGCCAACTCGGATTCGCGGGGTTGAACCAGAGTCAAGACCAGTTCCTTCGTGAGCTTGCGTTGCGTCAGTGGCAGGCGGGAGACAGTTCTAACCTCGCGTGGGCGTCGCTCTAGGAGTCGTCATGCATCCAATCATGAAAGAGATGATGAAGCGTGGCCATCTGACCGCCGCCGGCCGTCGTTCGTTGCCAGCATCTGATTTCGCTCTCGGGAAGGGTCATTACCCGATCGAAGACAAGGGCCATGCGATGGCGGCGCTGTCTGATGTGAGTCGGGTTGGCACGCCCTCACAGCAGGCCAAGGTCCGCGCAGCAGTCCACGCGAAGTATCCGGGGATGGGACGATGAGCACACAGACCCTCTACAACTCCGGGATGTTTCTAGGGCCGAGCGGAACAGCCACAGCAGCCGTACCACAGACCGATTACGCCGGTCTACTCAGTGCGATCTTCGGCGCGGGCGGGGCTGGACTCGGGGCATACGCGAACGCACAGGCGGGGAACCGTGGCCAGCAGTTCGGCGGACAGTTGGGCCTCGCGGACCTCCTGCAGCAGAACACTAATGCTGCGAACAACGCGAATAGCCAGTATCTCCGCGACTACGAGGGACAACAGGTTACGAATCAGGCTACGCAGCAGGACGCGTGGAGAAAACTGCTCTCGACGGAACACACGCTGAATCCGTCCACGATGCCGAATATCACGCCGTATGCGGCCAAGACACCAGCACCGACGGCCCAACTGACGCAGGGTGCGCAGTCGCTTCGGGATCAGGTGATGTCTCGCATTGTGAACGGGAGTGGTCTGCCCTTGCCGCAGACACCGCAGACCTACAACCCGCTCTCGACGGTTGATCCACGTCTGCTCAAACCTGGACTGGGCGAGAAAATCGGTGGCGTGGTCTCGCCGATTCTCAGCGGACTCGGCGCCATCTTCGGACTCTGACATGGCACTCGACTTTACATCTCCGGGCGGGCAAGCGGCAAACGCGATTCAGGCGTTCCTGTTACAGCGTGCGCTCCAGCAGCGACAAGCGCAACTTGACGCCGCAGCGCAGCAGCAAAAAGCCACTGAGAACACGCGCGCCGACGCGGAACTGGGACTGCGACAGGAAGCCCAGAGTCGTTTACTGAAGCAGGAGCAGGAGCAGGCCGACGCGCAGAAACTTGCGCAGCGGACAGCCGCGGCCAAGATTGCGGTGGAAGGCTCACCGACCGGTCAGAACCTTGCGCCCGCCATCGTGCAGCAGATTCAAGGGACGCCGTACGAGTCGCGGTTGCAGTCCGGCACGACGTTACCAGCGAAGTTTGGCGATCCGATGAATCCGCAGGAGTCTGGGTCGGAGTCGTTTACCCAGCTTGCGAAGACGCCGCAGCAGCAGCTGCTTGAATCGTACCTCGCGAATCCGAACACGCCTGACAACGTAAAGCAGTTCATTCAGGCGCAGCAGGCCAGTGGGGATAACAGCCTACCTGCGGAGTTGTTCAAGCCGACAGAATCGACGACGGAGCCGATTATTCGCGTCTCGCGGAGTGGCGTCACAAGCACAATCGGGAACGCACCGAAGGGCGCGCACATCGTGAACGAGCCGGCGCCACCGGCCAACCCGAGCGCTGGGATTATCGGAGTGCAGACGGTCGGGCCGAATGGTGAGCCGGTCACGAAGTACATGAGCAAGGAAGACGCGCTGAAAGGCGGCTCATTCGCGAAGCCACAGGGCCAGACCGTCCAGAACCGAATCGAAAGCGCGAAGGCCGTCCAGCAGACCGGAAACGACATCATCACGAAGCTCTCCGATCCCGCTTACGCCAGCAAGGTCGGGCCAGTCCTCGGACGTTACCACAACCTACAGGACTTCATCGGCAATCCGCCACCGGAGTATGCGGACCTCGCGGGCAACATCGAATCCTACGCACTTGCCAACATGGGCGTCCACGGGATGCGGAGCGCGCAAGGGGCAGAGATGATCAAGCGGATGCTCGACCAGAAGCACACACCCGAAGCCTTGATTGCGGCGGTGAAGGGGTTGAATAACTTCTCGCAGCACTTCATTGAGAACACGGGCGGAATGCCGCCACAGGCGAATACGACGGCGAGCAAGGAATACGACTACGTGCCGGGTAAGGGACTGGTACCGCGCTAATGCCTATCCGCGTCAATCTTCCTGACGGGTCGGTCGCGAATTTTCCTGACGGCACGGCGCCAGCGGAGATAGAAGCGGCGTTGTCGTCGTTCAGCAAGAAAGAGACGCCAGCCCCAGACTTCGCCACGGCGGGACAGATCGCGCCTAGTACGCCCAAGAGCCTGCCAGCCACACCGCATCTAATCGACCTACTCGGACCAGAAGCAGAGCGGAAAGCCTCAGCCAAGGCCGACATGGCGGCGATGATCAAACAGCTTCCGGCTGCTGTCGGTCCCGGTGGCGACATGGTGACGAATGGCGTCACCAGCACGCCTGGAATCATCGCGAGAACGCTGGGCATCAGCAAAGAGCGGGCAGTCCAGAACATGCAAGGCGCACTGAACGCGGCCGGTAATGCGCCGATCGATGTCTCGAAAGTGCAGCCCTTACTAGACGCCACTCAGGCTGACGCGAAGTTGCTCGGATCTCGTAAGGCAGTCGGCGGACTGGCGGACATGATTAGTAACGGTCCGATTGCCGCTCCGGCTGGACACAAGGCCGCGAGTGCGTTTGGTGAGCTCACGACGGTGCAATCGGTCAAACCGACCATGCGCCGCGATTTCGGGATGCTCTCCAAAGCCTTGCGCGCGGCAACAGCCGAGGCCACAGATTCGGCAGCGACCTACAACCTCGGAGCGAACGCCGAACCAGGACAGTACATGTCTGGCGTGGATGAATTTCGCCGAGCGATGCTCGCGCGGAAATGGGCGCAGCGCATCGGTGGAGCAGCGGCAGCAGCAGGCGCCTTGGATTGGTTGCGCGGTACGCGCGTCGGTCGCGCTGTCGAGAGCATGGTGCCGTAAATGTTGACGCTCTCAGGAGTCGCCGCCATCGTTCTCCCGATTGTCGGAAGCATTGTGTGGTTGGTGCGTCTTGAGGGGCGAGTCAATACGCACGAAGCCGAATGTCGCCTCCGACAGAAGCGCCTTGACGAGCGGCACGACGAGATGAGCGCCGAGCTCAGGGCGATCAATACCAAATTGGATTGGCTGGTCGAACGCCGCTATGACCAGTCCTGAATACCTCCGGTTGGCTGTCGTGACGGCTCTGAGTCTGCTCCCCAAAAAGATGCAATCGCCGGAAGCCTACGCGATGCTCGTCGCGATTGCGTTACAGGAGTCTGGTGGTATCAGACGACGACAGGTGAACGGTCCCGCGCGCAGTTTCTGGCAGTTTGAGGTTGGTGGGATTCGTGGCGTCCTCACCCATCCCCAGAGTAAGCCGCACATCGCGGATCTGCTGGCGCTTCTGTCCTATCCCGTGACAGACGACGCCACGGTGCCGTACATCGCCATTGAACACAACGACACGCTTGCCGCGGTATTTGCCCGTCTCCTGCTTTGGACTGATGGTGATCCGTGTCCACCGAAGGCCGAACCAGAGAAAGGATGGCAGATGTATGCACGTCTTTGGCGGCCGGGGAAACCGCGACCAGAAACCTGGGCGGCAAACTTTCAGGCCGGATGGGCGCTCGTCTGAGATGCGAGACATCATTTACGACGATCCGCGCTACTCCCAAGTGCCGTGGATTTCGACGTCGGCCGACCTTCGAGCCGTAGGCGCTCCGGAAGCGCAGGTCGATATGTGGGATGAACGCACCGATGGTCTGCGGATTGTGGCTCCGTTCGGCCAACAATCAGACGCGATGATTCAGATTCGCGCCAAGAAGGGTGACGGGAACGACGGCGGCACGATCACCCTCGCAATCACCACCACGATCATTCGGGACACGCACACGATGGATGTCGCCGGTGTCCCGCATCAGAGTAATCCTCGAAGACACATAGACGACGGAGCCTAAATGCCTGTAGAAGCCATCGCCACCATGATTACGGCCCTAGCGAATCTTGCGAGTCAAGCCATCGCCGGACAGACGCCCGAACAGAAAGCGCAAATCTGGCAGCGCCATCTTGACCTTCAGGATCGGCTCCTGAAGTTGCTCCATCTTGAGGGCTAAGGCGCGGCGCGCGGCGTCGTGGACAGAGAAGCCAGATTACGAACCGAACAGCGTTCGGAGCCTCGTCGTCATCAGTGACACACATTGCGGCTGCCGACTCGCTATCTGCCCACCGTCGCCGATTCACTTAGACGACGGCGGTACGTACCACGCTTCAGACATGCAATTAAAACTCTGGGCACTCTGGCGGCAGTTCTTCGATGAATGGGTGCCGCTCGTCACGCGTGGAGAGCCGTACGATCTCGTTCATAACGGCGACTGTATCGACGGCTCGCACCACGGATCCACGACGCAAATATCGCAGAATTTCGAGGATCAGCTTCGGATTGCCGAAGCCTTGTTGCGGCCCGAAGTTGAACGCTGTCGAGCGGGCGGCGGCACGTACTACCACGTCAGAGGCACGGCCGCGCATGTCGGTCAGTCCTCCGTGTACGAGGAAATGCTGGCCGCTCGCCTCGGCGCAAAGCCGAACAGCCAACGGCAACACGCCCGATACGACCTGTGGAAACGCGTCGGCGGCAAGCAAGGGCCACTCGTTCACCTTCTCCACCACATCGGCACGACATCCAGCGCGGCGCACGAAGCCTCGGCCGTCAACGCCGAACTGACGGCTGAATTTTACGAAGCCGGACGCTGGAATCGCGAACCGCCGGATTACATCGTGCGGTCGCATCGGCATCGGTCGATTGCCGTGGATGTGGATTCAGCGAAGGGCTACGCAGCGGCGATCGTGACGCCAGCGTGGCAGCTCAAGACGCCGTACGTATGGAAGATACCAGGGGCGCGCGTGAGCGAACCGCAGATCGGTGGGATTGTGATTCGACGCGGAGACGAGGAGCACTACTACCGGAGGCGTGTGTGGAGTCTCGATCGGTCGCCAGAGGAATAGGCATCACGCGCGACGAGTGGCTGAAGGCGCTAAAGGACGTCGGCCAAGATGACGACGATCAATCCGCGCTGACCGTCACAGAGTTTCGCACGATGCTGAACCTGAAACGGAACAAGGCGCAATCGC